AAAGGTGTTGACACTATCATTAGAAAGATTACCAGAAATTGTTTCAGAGCTGTTAGATGTAAGGTCAGGATCACCAATAAATGTACCTGTTACGTCCTTTAATACTAATTGATTAAGGTCAATATCCTTTTTAACTAGTGTACCTGTTGGTGGATTGTTGTTATGTAAAGCCGCCTGGCCTGTGATTGTTTCATTTAATCTAAATCTACCTGCAAGTGAGTCTCTAAATGTTGTAACACCAAGGTCAGTATTGGTTACTGTAACAGGGTTTGTTGTAATAACGACACCGCTATATTCTTCTGCAAGGTAATCTTCCATTACACTACGACTCATTGGCCATGCTCTCATGCCATCATGCAATATTTCGTTAATGACAAAGAATGTCCAGTAATATTCTGGTGTATTATACAACCTTTGAGATACAATGTCAGGCCTTTCACCATCTTTAATGTTATAGTTTAGGTATAAGGCTGGGTTGTCAATGCTTGAGCCTTCAATTCTGACTGATCGATATATGTCAACTACCTGTTGTATAATACCATCACGGTTAAAATCATAGCTTTGTGTTGGAAATTGTTTAAAGAATGACATGTTTATCTACCTCGTATCTGATCGTACCCTTCACTTGTACCATATAGGTCATCACGTGTAAGGTTTTTTGTTTCCTGGAATGATAGTGCAATAGAGGTTTCAACCGGTGCACCATCTGCATGGAATATGTTTGCAGTTTCGTTATATGAAGTTGTTGCATTTACCAGATAACAATCTTGAATAAATGGTAGAAATTTAGATTCCTCTGAACCTGATGTATACATTCTGATCTTAAATGTTGGTGGATATTGTAATGCAAACACTCCTAACTTCTTAGGGTATAGATTCTTTCTAAAAAAGTTTTCAATCAGTCGTGCTTCTTCAGCTTCATCTGCAGATTCTGATACTAATTTAAATGTAAATGCAAATGTACGAACAGTTGTAGATTGAAACGCAATATTTGTAAATGGATTAGATACAATACCCTTCTCTAATCCTGCAGTTGTTGAAAAAGCTTCTGCAGTACTGCCTTTACCTTTAAGTAGATTAAGGCCACCGATTGCAATATCAGCTTCAGTCATCTCAGCTTCTCCAGTACCTGCAGATTTTGCAGCACCAATTGCACCAAGATCTACTGATGTATAACCAGCTGAGTCTGGTACTGATATACCAGATGGCATATAAAGATGTACTTTTGCACCACCTTCAGGGTTATCTTTTGGAAACACTTGAAATGATATATGAGCTGCACTGCCATCATCAATCTGCTTTCTTAAATGTTTTGGAAACGTTAAAATTTTCATGTTTTTGTCCGTATAAATAGTATTAAATAACTTATTTGGTATATCTATTTATATGGCTTACAAGGGTAAATACACAGTAAAGAACAAATCAAAGTATATTGGTGATTCAACCAAGGTAACATATCGCTCTATGTGGGAACGCCAGGCCATGAAATGGTGTGAAAGCAATCCTAGAATAGTAAAATGGAACAGTGAAGAGGTTGTTATACCCTATAAGTGCAAGACAGATCAGAAACTACATCGATACTTTATAGATCTCTTTATTGAAATGGATAATGGTGAGTGTATATTGGTTGAAATAAAGCCAAAGAAACATACTGTTGCACCTAAGAAACAAAGAAAAACTAAGAAGTATATCAACGAGGTCACAACCTATATCAAAAATACATCCAAATGGACTGCAGCTGATAAGTTTGCACAAAGGAAAGGATGGAAATTTCAGGTATGGACTGAGGACACTTTAAAGAATTTAGGCATAAAACTACTAAAGAATTGATATAAATAGTATTATGGCTAGTTTATTTAACACATTACAAACAGGCGCTTTTAGAGCTGGAGTCCAAGCACGGACCAAAAAATCGAGTCAATGGTTTGAGCGTAAGGTAAAGGAATTAGGAGATGTATCACCAAGGACGGTCCTTAAAGATAAAGCATTAGACCCTACAACAAAGCCACAGATTGGTGATATGATGATGTACTTCTATGATCCTAAGACCAAAGCAACTCTACCATATTACGATAGATTCCCTCTAACTATTATGGTGCAACCAGCTAAGGGTGGATTTCATGGGTTAAACTTACATTATCTCTCACCAAGAGTAAGAGCACAATTCCTTGATGAGTTAATGGAATTAGCACCAAAGAAAATGACAGACAGTACACGTTTAACCAAGATGAGGTATAAACTACTGACTGGTGTTGCAAAATACAAAGAGTTTCAACCATGTTATAAACATTATCTGATGGGCCATGTTGCATCTAGGATGGCAAGAGTACCAATGCCAGAGTGGGAAATCGCAGTATTCTTACCAACTGAACAGTTTATGAAAGTTAAGAAAGAATCAGTATGGAGATACTCAAGGAAACAATACGCAGGATAACTTATGTCAATTGACCAATTAAAAGCTACAATAAGTAAAAAAGGTGGATTATCACAGGCCAACAGGTTTAATGTAATGTTCACACCCCCACAAGGATCTCTTTTAAATAGTGACCCTGCTACTCTTATTGGTGGCTTGGCTTCTGGTGGTGGACTCTCAAATATTGTAAACGATCCTAGGGATATATCACTCCTTGCAGAATCAGTTAATCTACCAAGCTCACAGATAACTACACTTGACCATATTGCAGAAAAACAAAGTGTTAAGATACCATACGCAGTAATACAAGAAGAGGTCACTATGACATTCTTGCTTACCAATGATTATTACATTAAGAACATGTTTGATAAATGGGGTCAATCAATCATTGACCTAGAAACATACAGAGTTGCTTATAAAAAAGATATTGTTACAGATGTTGTAATACAGCAACTGAACAAACAGAACATTCCTATTTATGGAGTGAAGTTGGAAAATGCATTTCCAACAACAATTGGAGGTGTTGCTCTTTCAAATGAAACAGCTGATACTCCAAACAAACTGACCGTGACATTTTCATACGATAAATATGTTGTAGAAGATGGGTTAACAAGTGCTATATCCGGAGCCGGTGCTGCACTTGGATTATAATTTATATTAGGAGAAATATATAATGGCTTTACCAAAACTGAATAGTTCTAGGTATGAAACAATAGTTCCATCAACAGGACAAACTATAGAATACAGACCATACTTGGTTAAGGAAGAAAAGATACTAATGATTGCATTAGAATCTAGTGACCAACAACAAGTATTAAGAGCTGTAAAAGATGTAATTAAGGCATGTGTACTTGATGATATTAACATGGAAAAACTAGCTATATTTGATATAGAAAGTTTATTCTTAAGCTTAAGAGCTAAATCTGTAGGAGAGATTGTATCACTTAACTCTAAATGTAGTGAATGTGAAACAATAAACCCTTACACAATTAACTTAAGCGATATACAACCACCTGAGGTTAACACCAACAGAATGGTAGAATTAACTGATACAATTAGTGTTAAGTTTAATTACCCTAAGGCAGCTGATTTAGAGAAATTTAAAGAAGGTGAATTAGAAACTGTTGATGGTGCTTTTAAATTAATTAAAAGTTGTATTGATGGTATATACGATGATGATAAAGTTTACCCAGCTAAAGATGAAACGGATAAGTCGTTAACAGAATTTTTAGATGGATTAAACAATGTGCAATTTGGTGCACTTACAACGTTCTTTGAAAACCTACCGGTGTTAAAACATACGATAGAATTTAATTGTATTAAGTGCGATAAGAAGAACGAAATCGAGTTGAGAGGACTGCAGAGTTTTTTTACATAAGCCTCTCTCACGATAGTTTAGTAAACCATTATAAAACTAACTTCGCGATGATGCAACATCACGGATATAGGTTAAGTGAACTTGACAACATGGTACCGTGGGAACGAGAGATATATGTCGCTCTCCTACAGGAACATATTAAAGAAGAGAACGAAAGGTTGCAAAAAGAGCAACAAAAAAGGAACCGATAATGGAAGAAGAAATTAAAAATCAATCACATCCTGCTGATACCAATGGAGATGGAAAAGTTTCCAAGGAAGAGCATGATATGTATTTAGAGTTTAAAAGAAAAGAGTTAGATGATCAAGATGCTATGCGAGATGCACAGCGCAAGATGACTTGGTTTGCATTAGGTGGATTATTGTTATACCCATTTGCGGTAGTACTCGCATCTTTGGTTGGACTAGACGAAGCACAAAAAACTCTTGGAAGTATGGCTCCAACATACTTTGTAGCTGTCGCAGGTATTGTTGCAGCATTCTTTGGTGCACAAGCTTACGGTAAAAAATAGGAATAAAAAATGGCAAAAGATACCGGTAAAACAGTTCCAGGATTATTAACCGAGGTTGTTAAAAAGCTTGAAGAGGTTGATAAGACTCAAGACACTACTGATAAATCCATTAAGGATGAATCGGCTAAGCAACAAGCATTGTTACAGGTAGGTTTAAACATGAATGCTGATCAGGTTGCTGCAGCTGAAGCGTTAACCGTTGCTTCTGAAAAGAGTGTACAAATTCAAGATCAAGTAAGAGATGCAGACCTGGCTAAAAAAGGTAAAGATGCAGAAAACGATAGAGAATCAGGAAATATATTTAGCCAAATGCTTGGTTACCTTGAAGGTATATTCGATAACACTATTCCTAAAGCAGAAAATATTACATTTGATGGAATAGGCCAAGCTGCAGGTGGATTTGTTGCAGCTATTGGTGGCGCACTATTAGGATTAGGCGTAGGTATCGCAGCTGGTCTTTTAAGTAATGTTAAATTAATTCTTGGTGGTTTTGCTAAAGTACTTAAACTTGGATTTACCAAGCTTGGTGCATCATTGGCTAAAGCTTTTCCTAAAACAGCCAATCTATTAAAAGGTATTAGAACCTCCATTACTGCTGCAGCTAAAACTTTTAAAAACTTCTTTAAGGATATACCTAAAGCATTTAAAGCTGGATTTGCTGGTTTAAAAACATTTAGAACTTCAGTAGGTGCATTTGGTAAGTTAGGATTCTTTGGTAAGTTAGGGGCTCTCTTAGCTAAAGGTGTTAATGCACTTAAATCCATAGGTAAATTTACAGGTATTACTAAAGCATTTGCTGCTATTAAAAATGCATTTGCAGGATTTAAAGGCGCATTAGGTGGTTTATCTAAAGGATCTAAACTACTTGATCCTATAAAGAAATTCCTTAAACCTATAACATCAATATTCAAAACATTCTTTACAGCGTTTAAATCCTTTGGTAGAGTTATTGGTAAATTATTCTTACCAATACAAATTATAATGGGTATTGTCGATACTGTTAAAGGTGCTATTAAAGGGTTTACAGAACAAGAAGGTGGCCTTGGTAAAAAGATCATGGCTGGTATATTCGGTGGAATCAGTGGACTACTACAAGGATTAATTGGTATGCCTTTAGATTTACTTAAAGATGGTATTGCATGGTTAATGGGTAAGTTTGGATTCGACGATAGTGCTGAAGCTCTTAAAAGCTTTTCCTTTAAAGATATGATCGGTAAACTCTTTGATAAAATTAAAGAGGCAGTATTTGGTATTATAGATTGGTTTGGAACACTATTTAGTAATCCAATGGGTGCACTTAAATCGCTTGTTAGTGGAGTAGGTAATATGATGAAAAAGTTTTATGGTGCTATACTTAGACTTATTCTACCTGACCCTGCAGGAGATGGAAAATGGTATAACCCAATGAATCTTATTCAAAAGGCTATTCCTGATTCAGTATACGAATTTGCAGGTCTTGATCCAGAAACAGGTGCAAGAATTCCAGAACCAACTGATCAAATCGAAGGAGCTGGTCCTCAGGTTATGACAGGTGAACAACTTGATCAAACATCTACTGAAAATCAATCTATTAAAGAAGAGTACACTAAAGAAATAGTAGTACAACAAGTTAATAATCAATCCAATTCAACTACTACTACAACCTCATTCAGTAATACTAGAGGTTCTAGAAAACGTAGAGATCTAAACCTAGCCAATCAGTAAACAAAAAAAGGGACCCCTAGGGTCCCTAAAAATGTTCCCTTAAGGAATCTTTTTATGAATTTGCCAATTTAGCAAAATAGCTGAGTGTATCTTCATCATCAGAAGACGCTTCTGCTGTAGGTGCTTCAGTGGCTGGAGCCTCAGGTACAAACTCATTTGTTGTAACTGATGGCGCTGTTTCCATATAGGATTCAGCAGTTGCTCCGGCAGTAATCCCAAGAACTTTATTCAACTTGCCTTTTAGCTCATCGTATGTTTTATAGTTCTTAACATCAAGGAAATCACCTAATGAATGTAACTGTCCGTATACATCCTCTAGCATTCCTTCATCTCCACCGTGTAGTGCAGCTGGTGATGCAAACTCTGACTTATCATAGTTTACCCAACCTTCTACTTTACGAATTTTAATTTTAAAATCCGCACCTTCCCAGAAATCATATGGATTTACTGGTTGCTCATCTTCAAATTGTGGTTGCATAACATCCATAATCTTATCAAAGATTTTCTTACCAAATTTATAAAGGAATACTTTTCCTTCATTTTCTGGGTTAGATGGATCAGACACGACCATAATGTTTGACACATAATGTAAACGTCTTTTTCTATCACGAGCGGTAGCTTTATCTTCATCTCGACCAGTATTCCACAGTTCTGAATTCATTTCAGAAACTGGATCTTGCTGACCAACAGAAGTTAAAGAATTTTCGATATACCAGAGACCAGTAGGGCCTTTAAAGCCATGATCCCAATATCGTACCCAAGGTAAATCCTCTCCCTCTTTCTGAGGTAGGAATCGGATAACGGCATAACCATTACCTGCTTTATCCCTTTGGGGTGCCCAAAATCTATCGTCGCCGTAACCCTTTGATTCTGACTTTGGTGATGACACAGCTTCAGCTGCTTTAACGAGTTTGTCGATTGACGAGCCTCGTGAGCTCTTTAAGTTTGCAAATGACATTGTATTTCTCCGTATTGCGTTGTATTAAGGTCTAAGACCTTTTCTATTTTATCCACTTTATTCATAATATATATCTATTATATCATATTTCTATGATTTTGTAAAGGACTTTCTGATTAATTTTGTACATTTATCAGGGTCGTACTTTACGAAGGGTTGATACTTGGTAACCTTTCGGAATATACCAGGCCATGAAATGGTTTCTGTTATACTCTTTTGGGCACCTTGCATAAACCCAGTTAAGGAATTAAGAATAGCTACCGTTTGTAACGATATCTCTTCTTGCATCCAAAGCTTTATAATCAGAGGTGGTTGATTATGTTCTTTAACGATTAATAAATCATCAAAGGTTAAATCATTGCTCTCTGAGTATTCTGCAAGTATATTTATATCAATTGAAAACACACGATGCAGTGATTCTTTTATTCTTTTATGCTCAAGGTAGTTCCTTTCACCATCGGTATTAATCATATCACCAACGTATGATACGTCATTAACAAAGTTTGCAATGAGGTATTCAGTGATATCTTTACCGTAGTGTTTACCTAATTTGGCAAAGAAGAATTTATCTCTTCGTTTAAAAAATGATTGAGGTTTAACAGATGTTTTAAAATTATACTTTATGGCATCATAGCCGTCTGTCTCAAAGTGTAACTTTAAAGACTGATATAACTTATAAACATCATATGGATCATTCATTCTAGATAGGTAGTTTATTTCCTTTCTCCGCTTCAATAAGGTTTAAACCTGATGCTTCGGCCTCTAATTTGGCCTTAAGTGCATCACTTAGTAATCTCTTAATATTACTATAATCCATCCCTCTTTCTTCTATTACATAAGTCATAGCGTCTATATAACTCATATTGTTTTTTGCGACTAACATTTCAACTGCTGTAGTGAATCGTTTTTTAGTCATTATTTTCTGTTCAAGATCAATCATTGTATATTGATGTCTCCCACCTTAAGTAATATGCAATCATCATTAATTCTACCATTAGGTTCTTTAATCACTGTAGTAAAAGTATCCCATACTTTCATTGACTGAATGATTGTTTTGTTTATAATAAGAGGTAATACCTCATCTGGTTTTCTAAGTTTTGTCTGCTTACTTAGTGCGGGATTAAAATTCTTAATAGATGTACCCTTAACTTCAAATCCTTTAGGCGAATCGGTTATGTACATTGCTAGAGCTCTTGTCTTAGTGTTAAATACATATAAGGTATTTTTACCTGGTATCATTATTGGATTAATAGATGTGCACTTATATTCAATGTCATCTGATTTAAACTTAAGCTTTGCAACTTGTTGATCAGACGCCTTTGGCTTTTTAGCCCTAGGTACTTTAATTGTTTTATTATTAGCCTTAAGTCTATCAATATCGTCAATAGTCTTTTCGAGCAAGGTAATCATTTTCTTCTTATTACCTTTAGTGATATGTGAATAAGCTTCCTCGGCCTGTTCGCATGTTTTATTATATGCATCACTAATACAGTCAAGTTCAAACTGCATTTTTTCTCTAAATATTTTTATTCCTGCACCTTTAATTTTGTGTGTGGCTAATAAACTATATGCAGGGAATTTAATATTATCGAACTCTCCATCCATCCATTTATCTACAACCATCTCATCAAAATCACCCATAATAGTTTGTGAGATTTTTGTTCTCATTCTTTCTGCAGGTGATATAATAACTTTAGGAGGCTCAGCTTTCTGAATAGCAACTAGTTTTTTACCTTCTTTAAGAAGTTCATTTAGCCTTTCTTGAATTTTATCATTAACTGTATTGCCATCAGTAAATTTATCTAATGGTAATCCTGAATTAATACATCGTATAATATTACCAATGCCTTGATTGAGTTTCCAGTTTTCTACCTTTTTAAGTGCTTGAATATCTTTCTTTGAAAATCCTAGTGTCTTTTCAGCATATAGTATTACTGCAGGTGCATTAGTTTTTGCATTATTAAAATAGTTAAAATAGTTAGATGCTTTATGATAAGCAGTCCTTAACTCTTCTTTAGTTTTAAACTCAACACCATGATAACTAGGTTCACTACCTAAATGCTTATCTTCTAATGAAGGTCCTCTACGCTTAGCTTTTGCCATTTAATACTCCTTTTGTAATAATATAACCATTATACCATAGTTTAAATATAATGTACAGTGTTTATTCACCTAATCGCTTATAGTCCTTAATACCTAGAACATAATTTTCAGCAGCGCTTTCTGCATACGCTTCGTTATGCCCATTAAACCATTCTATTCCTAATGCATTATCGTTAATATACATTCTAATACCAAAATTATGTTTAGATCCAACGGTTCGTAAAACTTCTACTTTACGGTTTTTAAACTTTCCATCGCCACGATAAGAACTTAATAGCATGTATTCATTTTTCATTTTGCTTCTCCAACGTTTCTTTTAATTTTATATATGATAATACCCTTATTTGATCTCTAGATAAATCTGGGTATTTATTTTTTAATTCTTTACGAATACTATGTCTTGTTTCTGAGTCTTGAACTAATAAAATAGCACCTGTGCACAAGTAAACAAAAACAAATAATCCTATTATTGATAATACTATTTCCATTTTATTTCCCTATATGTTTAACGTCACCCTTTGGTATGACTTGATATGCACCTTTATTATATGCTGGTGCGACTGTGAATTTCTTACTCTCTTCGAGCTTCCAGCTTTGGTCTTCTACCTTACTGTTTACTGGAGTTAATGGTGCAGAAGGATAGTGTGTTGTTTGCCTTACTGCTGAATTTTGTTTTGGTGTTGACCAATCAAAGTCGGCCATTGTTTTTATCTTAGGTTTAGACATAGATTTGGTCTTACGCTTTTTGCCGTTAGGTCCATACCTAAGTGATCCTGCATAAAAATTAGTTACTGCCATTATACATTTCCTGGTGCTTCAATAAGTAACTCTGACATTGGCTTTTCCTCTGTTACTACTTCAAAAGTACCATCACGATATTCACGTGTAACCAATCCTGAGTTATATGCCTTTTCAACATATCCATCTTGTCCTAAAATGTACTCAACTTGACCTGACCATTTTTCAACTGCCATTTTACGTCTTTGGTACTCTACTGCATCAGTGTACTGTGTCATGTGAACTCCTTCCTAATTCTGCTAGCCTTATTAACTCTCTTAATTTCTGATCCCAGAGTTGTTTAAACTCTGGATTTTGTGCTTTATCTCGAGCTGTTCTAAGAGCTATAGCTCTTTGTATTGTTCTATTAGTCCCAGTCATTTTTACCTTCGTTATATGCATCCATTATAGTAGATCCAGCAATAAATGCTTGAGTATCTGTATCAGAGTAATACATATTTTCTGGTTTATTACATTCAAAGGATGACGGTGCTTTATCACCAGCTTTTAATACTTGCTTGGTGAGCTTTTTATGCAACCTCATAGCTGCTTTTGTTTCAGCTTTAATCTTAGCTTTACGAAGATCCATTGTGTGTATTACACGCTTCATTTCTCTTTTTTCTCGAGCCTTTTCTGCTGCAGCTTTAATAAGTGCAATTCTGTTAGTGTCTGTCATTATATTATTCCTTATACTGCTTTTAAGATTGATAGAGGACAGTTCCAAAGACGGCCGTTGATTTCAACAACTGCTTTAGTACGTTTGATTTTAGTAACAGTACCTTCTTCGGTACCTGACCTTGAGTTTACAAGTACTGGTGATCCAACACTAATACTGTTTTTAACATTAAGTGCCTTTACTGCACGTAATTGTTTCTGTTTAATTTTGATTAATTCAATAACTTCATTCATTTCTGAACTTGTTTCGATTGAATCTATTGCGTTAATAATTGATTTTTTCATAATGTAGTTTCCTTATCAAGTTTTATTTTATATGTATATTGTACCAGGTCTTTAACCAAATGTACAGTGTTTTCTGCATTTATTTTTAAATTTCTTCTACAGTAATCCTATAGCTTTTGCCATGGATGTCTGAGCATTCAATAGTTTTTGTGGTAGTTTGCATCCAACCTTCCTTGTGTAGATCCATCTTTACTCTATCTACATTAACAAGTAATCCATTAGAGTGAGAAGAATCTTTATCGAGACCAGGTTTGATTATAGTATGTGCGATGTAGTCGCAGTAAGCCATTGACATAGCCATTATGAATCGTCCTCAGGTCCGAACATTGAGGCCCAGCACTGTGGTGTACAGCCAGAGATCAGAAACTCTCTCTGATCCACTGTCGCTTCAGGCATTGCGTCCTGAATAAGCATGCCCTCGTGCCAAGCAATTAACTGCTCATTAGTGGCAAATATTACCATTTGGTTATCTTTACCTGTTACTGGTGATGTTCTTTGAGCGATGATTTTCATAATATATTCCTTGTTTGATTAATTTATATGTATATTATACCATAGTTTTTGGTTGAATGTACAGTGTTTTCTGCATTTATTTGCATTTATTTTGCAATTAATGTGACCAACATGTACCAAATAGATATTCTTCTCTTCCATAAGCTTCTATTTCCCATGGTTGATTAAGGTACTTATAGTTACGTGGCTTACGACCCTTCCAAGATCCACTGTAGCCGTCCAGTTCCCCTCGTAAATATTGTTTGGCATGAACCATCTCATGTGCTAGAGTTTGCATCACCTCGGCCGTTGAGTAAGGTTCTCCTTCACAGGTTTTGGCTATATTAATAGTTATATATCCTTCTTTACGATCACCCCAGCAATTACCCTGGTTACCATCGTCGAGCTCTTTACTAAACCTGACGAAAATCGCTTTAGATCTTAATCTGTGTATATTTAACGACCTAGATAGATTTTCTAGGTAGACATATATCGCCTTTTTATTCTTTATTTGACCATTAATCTCTAAATAAATCATAAATTTCCTGATTGGTTAATATAGGTATATTCTATCATGGCTGGATCCAAATGTACAGTGTTTTTTATACTTTTTAGTTATAAGGTTATAACGAAGGAGAATATATGGTTATAAGGTCTTTTTTACCTTTTACAGTTATTTGGCCAATTTTTGTGCATTTTAGGCTAGAGGGTAACCTGCTGTAAGTATCCTCAGAAATGATGGTTTTATATTCTATATATTCATGCCTTGCAGCGGTAGCCTCAAGCCTCGCGGCAAGATTGACTGCATCTCCAATAACCGAGTAGTCAAATCTGGATTCACTACCCATGTTACCAACAATACAATCACCGGTGTTAACGCCAGTACCAACATTAATGTCAGGCAAACCCCTGGCAGAATATAACTCTTTAAGTTCATTTGTTTTAGTCTCTATTTCTATCGCTGATTTAACTGCCATTTCAGCGTGATTTTCACAGGGTAATGGAGCATTCCAAAATGCCATTATACAGTCCCCCATATATTTGTCAATAGTACCACCATTTGCAAGAATAATATTTGTCATTGCATTAAGAAATTCATTAATTAATTCTACTAATCCTTCTGGATCATCATTGTTCTTATAGTGTTCTGATATAGGAGTAAAGCCTACAATATCCATAAAAAGAAACGACATCTGTTTTCGCTCTCCACCAAGCTTTAATAAACCTGGATTTTTCTGTAATAGGTATACTTGTTTAGGATCTAAATAGGTCTCAAACTGTTTCTTNATTTGNTGTCTTAACATATATTGTTTATAAAAATTATTAAAACTTGCTGATGAGAATACTATTATATATAATAGTGAAAAGTAACTAATATCAAGGAGAATTCCCCATTCATTCCAGACGTATGCAACAGAAGCTCCGGTCGAGATCGCAATCCCAACGAAGATTATGGCTGATGAACGAATCGAACGGTAATACACAATATAGATTAAGAGTCCCGAGGCAATTAGCATTACCAGGATTTCAATTAAATCCGCCCAGAGAGGACGAGATATCGATATTTCATCCATTATTGACTGGATGGACGCAGCCTGAATATGATGAGCTGATTGAAGACCAGCAGGAGTTGGAATCTGAGCCGCTAATCCCTTCGCTGTCAGTCGCCGCTAATCCCTTCGCTGTCAGTCCAATTAGAACTGTTTGGCCCTGAAGATCAGGTAGCTTGGTCCCGACCTCTATTTCCGTAAAGGTATAATTATGGTTAATCCAGAATGATCCATTAGGATCTGTAGTAATTCTAAATGGCCTAATAATTATTTCTTCTATACCTACATCATTAACTTTTACAGTATAAGATAATCGTTCATTAGATACTCTAAGAAGTTCTAGTGCAAACGATGGGTATAGTTCCTTATTAATTTGACTTAACAAAGGTATTCTACGCACTAATCCATCGACTTCTGGCATGCCATTTATTAATCCAGTACCCCATGCACCTTGTTCTATTTCAGTTATATTTGTAACTAATCCTTTATATCTTATAGCCCAATCTAATGGATCACCTGTACCAAATGTTACTGAACCAACATAGGGTGCTTTAGTACTTCTTCCATTTTCATCTGCATCCTGAGATAAGATAATACCATTATCATTTACCCAAGAAGCAAACACTTCGTCTCCACCGAATCTATCAGCCTCTGGAAACATTAAAGTAAATCCAATTAATCCTGCATTAGCATTCCTTAAATCAGATATTAATTGTGCGTAAGTTTGACGAGGGAATGGATATTGTCCTAATAAACCTAAGGATTCTTCTCCTATATTCAGTAGAACTATATCTGATTTCTTTTCTGGAATGGTAGAAATATATTGATCAAAAGTGTTTAATCTTAACTGCTGAACAAAGCTAGGATCAATTATTCTTATACCTATAAGAATAAGTGACAGTATTATGGTTGTCCAAATACTGGTTATTAGTTTCATTAGCTAAATTTTCTCTGGACCCATTTAAAAATAGCGTATATAGTTAATCCATAAAAGGCTAATACGCTCATTGGTAAAGCTATATAAGCTAATTCCCATGGAGATAAGAATAGCACTTGCCACGTAAAATCAGCTACTGCTTGTGCATCGCTTACGCTTTCTGGTTGAATTGAATCTGGAAATGATATTTCATTCTCTTCGAAGAGTTCTAATATTTCATCATATTCTTCTTCGGTAAGACACTCATAATATTCTTCTGGGCATTCTATTGTCATACGTATATATCCACTAAAATTCCTTTAGATGCAAGTCTGTATCCGTACTTCATTCTTATAAATCTATAATAATTTTTTATCATTCTATGAAGTCCTCTCTTTCGAGTGGTGGTCTATTATGACCTATCATAGATTTAGGTTGGTCTAAAATTGGATGTGTGTAGTCTTTGTCGTTTTTTGTTTCGTAATCTACCATAGCTTGTTTAATAGCATCTTCTGCTAATACGCTACAATGTAATTTAATTGGTGGAAGTTGTAAGACCTCTGCAATGTCCTTATCTTTAATTAGTTTTGCTTCTTCGATAGTTAGACCCATCATCATATCAACAAACAATGATGAAGATGCAATTGCTGACCCACAACCATATGTTTTAAATTTAACATCGATAATCTTTTCATCATCATCGAGTAATAGCTGTAATTGCATTACGTCACCACATGCAGGAGCTCCTGCAAGACCGGTTGCTACTTTTGGATCCTTTCTATCTAATGAGCCAACAGAATGTTTTTTAGGGTTGGCTAGAACCGCTTCAAATCTCTTTACTACTTCGTCTGAATATGCCATAATTACTCCTGAGTTACTGACACTGAGCAACCACCAACTGTAAAACAGTTTTGGTTAAGTGTGTATGCATTGGAACCTGATGTACCTAATTGTTTTAAAATTAAATCAGTGTTATATAGTCCATCTAACGTAATATTAGCATTGTGTGATGACCCTTGACCATATTGACGAATAAACACATCGTTATTATCATTGTAAATTGTTAGGTCAATAGTCTTAGAACCATTACTTTGTTGTTTTATTTTAACTTCATTATTATCACCAGCTAAATGTAGATCAAAGTTATGTCCGTCGGCTGCACCAGTTTGGTTCGTTTGTTGAACTGCTAATTTATTGTTGTCACCGTACATAATAATATCAATTTCATGGCCGCCCCCTTCATAACTATCATGCGACCAAGTTAAATCAGTGTCAGAATCAAGAGTATTCCATGCAACACCTTGAGCTAATTTCATTTGATTACCTGTTCCACTTATTTCATCGAATGTAATTTTATTAGGAAGTGCACCAGTACTTGTATTAACCTGGACTAAATACATATCTAAACTTGTGGCTGTAATATATGAATTACCATCTAGCATTTTAATTTCATTACTATAACCAAATTGATCAACACCTAATTGAAAGGTATCACCTGTTTGTTCCATAGTAATAATATTATCATCAGCATTTGCAAACAGTGGTGCTAAAAGTAGTGACAATATAATAATAGGCCAAAATAAAACACTTGCCCATATTAAAGCTTTCATTGAATATTCTTCTAATTTATCTAACATATTAATTCACCTGATTTATATAAATGAGGATATCATCACCCTCGTTTCCAGTTATTAGTCCGTCCCAAGTTGGAGTTATAGCTTCTAATGCAAAATTACCAGCTGCACCTATTTTAACACTTATAACACCATTAACGCTTCTATACAATACTAAATCGCCATCTTGTAAAAAAACATTCCATTGGGATTTAATATTAAATCCTTTACTAGCACCTTTGATATTAAATTCGCCTATTGTATTTAGAACATCTGAATTGTCTATGGCGTTTAATACATCTACTAAAAAATCGACACTTAATTCATCAATATCCAGTTCGGTAAAATCTTCAAGTTCATCTTCTTCTAACTCATCTTCTTCTAACTCAGTGAACTCTAAAAAATCTATATCTAATAGCCCTTGGTCTTCGTTCGCTTCATCGGCCATTTCTTCTTGTATTCTTTCAGCAACTGCCGGTGGAGGTGATACAATAAACATATTGTCAATTAATGCTGGTGTAATACCATTCACTACGATTGACTGTGTTGGTGATGAATCTAATGATGATACCATTGTTGCGGCATAGGCTTCGTTTAATGTAACTACTCCGCCTTCATTAGAAACTACTATCTCACCAGATGGGTCACCATTCTCATCTGGTAGTAATATGATTAGGCTTCTACCTAACTCATCTACTGTTGTTGTAAAATCAGTTCCCCGTACGGCAATTGAGGCCGTAGGAGTCTTGATATCAATATTGGCTTTATTCACTAATCCTAATCTTCCAGATGCGAATCTTGCCGTTCCCATTGTAAACTTCATACTCATTTTTGAGAGTGAAGGATCAGGGTCATAATATATTTCGTCTATTAGTACTTCAGAATGTTCCTTTAAGGATAATTGAGCCTTATCTAAAAACTCAATAAGCATTCTTCCGTTACCAGTTTTTGCTTCATCATTTAGTTCTATTGCTAATGCATTAGCTACTACTATTTGTTCATTATTACGAACAATCTGGCCGATGCCAGTTGACTCTACTATGTCACCAATGGAATCAGCATAGGCGATTCCAGTGATGAATAGTAAACTAAGAGTCGCTACCAGAATCTTTCTGGTTGATCTGAATCTTAGCATTGTCTGATGTAATATCTAAATTTATAATTGCATTAGGAGTTGCACAACCTCCGCCACTAGCAGCACATGTACCTGATAATTGATTAATATCAATATCTGCACTATCACCTACTAATTCAAGCGTTATTTTTTGTGAACCATCTTTCTGTAATGTATTAACATTATTACTGTCTCCAGTAATTTCAAAATTCCAAGTTACATCATCGGTTTCAAAATCTAAATCAAATACGTTTGAGTTACCAATTAATATTAAATCAGCATCTAATCTTTCAGCACTTGCTCCAACTTTACCTTGGTCTATATCAAATGTATTACTATCTCCAGTAACAGCAAAGGCATAATTAGTAGTATCAGAACTACCTGTTGTACCTATATCCCAATCTACCTTATTTGAATCTCCAGTTAAATTGAATGTTAAAGAAGATGAGTCTAGCTTCAGCGGGCCGTAGATTAAATTCTGATTACCAATCTGGTCAAGATTAAATGTTAAGCTTGAACCTATTATTGTCATATCTGCAGGACTTCCAGAGTAATCGGTGAGTCCTATTTTGTTACCAAAACCTACTTGATCGATATATAAGATTAAAGTGTCACCAGTTTGATCTATTCTAATTTCGTTATCATCAGTAGCTGCAGCATAAACAAACGATGTTGATAATAGTCCTAAGACAACTATACTTAAAAGTTTATTCATTTTCGTTTTCCTCGTTAATTGCGTGTTTATCGTTTTTGCCATCAAATTGATGTGGATGACGATGACCCGCGGTTATATCCCAGAATTTACGGTCATGACCCTGGTAGATTAATTCCAAAACTGCAGCTTCAATAGCAGCTCTAACTGCATATGTTACTGACTCATTATTACCTACACCGTCCTCATATTCTATAAGTTGTGTTCCCTGTTCAATAAATCTAAACAAGTCACCACCACTTCCGTAAGATAATACCGATTTCTTACTTTGGACGTTTAACAAAACTTCACCCGTTAATACAGATACTGCTCTCACAGAAACTGTAACAACGTCTTTACGATACATTTTACTAAAACCTATACCAAGTGTTCGTGCGCCGCGTCCACCTGTTTCCGTATTAGCATCATAACCAATAATACCTCCCTCTATAATCATTCCAGCGAATAAGAGAGGTCCAACTCCTCGTGCTTCAGTCCCTTCGGCTTTAGCAACATCTTGTCGGGTCGATCTTACAATTTGTCTTTCCCTTACAAGATTATCAATCCCTTGTCTTTCTACTACTCTAAACCAGGTTCCGCCACCTGCAGTTTTGAGAGCATCTATTAATAATTCAGTACCGCCTTGGGTAACTGCAGTAGAGAACGATGCTATATTATCTACTGATTTTCTTTGTCCTGTTAGATCTTTAAATGCGTATACTGCAACAACCGGCATATCCTTTGCTGGAGGTAGATTTAATAAATCTACATATGCAGGTAATCTAACTGCAGTGGGTTCATCAACGCAAATATACTTTCTTGCCATTGCCTTTTTATAACCCATATATCCTTGTTTAGCTACATCCCAGGCAGTATCATTTATAATACCATCATTATCAACATCTGTTTTCCAACCTTGAGCGTACTTTCCTGATAGGTCATTACAATCTTGAGGATTTGGACTCCACTGCGGAACTGATGCGCATCCGCTAAGCATTAACAATACTAAAATATACTTAACCAACATCTGGATCTTGCCCAAAGTTGCCAGTTCCTACTGGTATTTCAATAACGGTTGTAGTTCCATCTGAATCTACAATGGTCATTTTAATATATTCTGTACCGTCTTCGTTAATAAGTACTTCGTATGTTACTACATTACCTTCTAATGTAAATGAACCAAATCTTACTGACCCATCGTTACTAAACATAGATTCAACTAATTGTTTTGACATCTGAGAGTATATTCTACTCTCCAAGTTTCTAATAAACTTGGCCATTGTAGAGTTTTCAGCTTCTCTTTCTGCAGCTTTTCTTGCAGCTTCTAAAGCATCTTCAATCGCCTTTTTACGAGAATGTTCTTGGTTCTCAATCGTTAAATAATGTGCTCCTGTTCCAGATCCACTGAACGATGGATTTTTAAATCCAAATTTAATTTCATCAGCATATACTGAAAATGATATTACCATTCCTATGAATGCTATATTTCTAATCTTCATTTTTGTTTTCCATATCTAATATTTTCTGTCTTTCTCTATACTCTAGTACAACTTTAACCTTTTCTTGTAATCTAATCATATCTTGATCAAGCATTCTAACTTGGTCTATTAAACGTATTAAACCGAAATGCATTTCTTCAATCTTTGGTTCCAAGTCGTTTGATACAAATTGCCATACATAAAAAACAAAATATCCGAGACCTACTAAAGCAATTGTTTCAAATCCGAATTCTATAATTAATCCAGCTATGTCCATAGTTTACTAGTCTCTTCTTGTATCGATTTTCCCGTCCTCTGCAAAATTTTCAGCTCGAGCCACTCGGTCTATAGGTGGGGTTAACTCTAAAGCACTAGATACTAATAAATCAATTTTAATAATTTCGTTATTCATAGATCTAGCTCTATTTTCTAGAGATTTGGTAAATATTGTTAATGTGGTTATTTGATCTAATACACCACTAAATATTTGTTTAATTACTATAAATACAAAGACACCACATGATACTGCAGCTGCAATCGGCACGCCGACATCTCTAATTAAAGTAAACAAATCTTCCATATAATCTATTTATAAGATTAATTGTTTAGAACGATATTGATTGTCCACAGCCGCAGGACGCGACCTCGTTTGGATTTAAGAATTTAAATTCTGAATTTAGACCCTCGGTTTGATAATCAAGGGTCATATTCATAAAGTTATGAAGCTGGCCTGTTTCAACAACTAAGATATAATCGCCATAATCTATTATGTGGTCGTCTGGATCGCTCTCAGTAACAAATACAAACTGGTATTTCCAACCGTTGCAACCAGCAGGAAGTAGCCCAATTCTGATAATATTGTTACCAGCTTTGCGCGTCTTTTCGACGAGTTTTTCATGTGCTATCTCGGTTATATCTATCATACGGCATTAACTTAATTGCTGTAAGCGATTTTAACTACTTTAAATGTTGCACCACCTTCTAAAGTATTAGCAGGTGCTTTAGCCAATACGATTTCTGTATTTGCTAACATCTGAATAGTACCTATGGTAGCTCCAGCAGCTGCTGCTTTTTGCGTTATAGTTCCAGCTGCAGTTGCTAATACTCTAACAACTGTGGCTTCTCCTACTGTAGTAGCTGATGTAAGATCTGTTTGAGATCCTAAAAGTTTAATTGTACTTGCCATTTCTTTCTCCTTATTATGAACTGCTTAAATTAAGTTCATTTATTGATTTATGCCAGTCTGAGTGTCTAAAAAGACCTTGCTTTTCATGACACCAATACCAACCCTTATTTTCTTGTTTCTCTTGTGGAATACTAGATTCGACCTTTAAAGGGCCTCTAATCTTCCCATAAGTCTTTCTGCTCTGTTCGTTACTTGCTTGTACCATCTTGAATCTCTCCCTTCAATAGCCGCTACCGGCCAATCACCACACTGCAGCGCTGCATTGTGCTTTTTAAATTTACTTAAGCGCGTAAGTCCCATGTTGAACATCATGTTCGCAATGACTTGTTTTACTTCTTGTGGATATCCATCCCACCCGTTGTGTAATTTTATGCAATCACTTATGACTGTCTCTACATCCTTGGCGAAGCATGATATAACTCTATCCTCTGAGACTGCAGTACCCAACGCCAACCCGAATTCTGGGTCTCCTTCCAATACCAAATGTCCAATGCCAAATGTAGCATAGCCAAGGTGATCATGATATATTTCATTTACCTGACCCTCGTCTATTATTAATTGTTCTCTTAATTGATCTACATCAATATCTTTATTTTTATTAAAAAACATTTTATTCTCCTATATAATACTGCTTCATTTGATAACAAAGTGTTAACTCATCTCCAATTTTGATATCTTGATTAGTAACTAAAGTATACTCTTCGTCTCCATGCTCATTAATACTGCTCATGTTAACACAGTTAGGTTCTTCACAGTGATTAGAAAAAGATCCTAGAGCTGTTCTTACAAATGTATCATGATACATAAATCTCATTAATCCTAAGTCAGTGCCTAAGGGTATATTCTCAACAGCAAATAGTCCTAAACCATCTATTGTACTTTCCTTTATAGTTACGCAACTTGGTAATGGTCTCCAAGTATTTTTAAAATTTATAGTCATATCTAGCCAAATCCCTTTTCGGATCTTATCGTTGCTGCCGTTATTTGATTAACAGATTTAGTTGAATCGGTGGTTAGTCCATCAATCCAATCTTGTACTGTCCCAGGTAACATTCCTATGTTATACGTTCCAGGTCTACTGTTTTGTTCAAACCAATATACAGTATTATCGTCAGTAATTGCTCCACCTAAGGTTCCTTCGTAATTTCCACCTAAGGTTACTGCATAGTCTAACCATGCTTCGCATTTTGTAATGAATGCAGCTCGTTGAGCGTCAGTTAAATCTACCAGAGTGATATCACCTTGTCTCCAGTCACCTGTTGAATCTACTAATTTATCATTTCCATATCCAGTACAACCTAATGTTCTTATTATAGAATATGATCCATTAGATATAGTAAAGAAGCACCAAGCTTCAACTTCATAGTCAACACCATCTTCTACATATCCTGCATCTGCAGTCATCTCTAAATTATGTAGTTCATTATTTGTTGATGCAGGTACTTTAAATATTTGTCTTAATTGACAGTCGCCTTTAGGTTTTACATATACTGTTTTATCATAATTAGATACAGCATTCATATTACATTCTTCTAACACTGTAGGTAATGACCAACCTAACTCTCCAGCCTTTGTTCTTGTTTCCCACTTATGAGTTTCTAATTTCGCACTTGCTGCAGTATTACCTACATAAGTATAATCTGATGATACAGGAAGAACTACCGGTGTAATTGCATTAACTACCATATCTGGAACAAAAGCAGCAATTTGTTCTAGGATATAATCCTTAGCTAATGTTGCATTAGTTAATAAAGAAAAATCTTGGTCTGTGCCATCAATTAATCGTACAGTATGTCCAGCCGCAGTAAGGGGTGTTACCAAATAATCAAATGTTGTTGGCATACCTACAAGTAATATTTTCATTTTATGTTAACTCCCATGTCAGAGTGCCTCCATAGACATTTTGATCTTCAGCTGGCCAGACGATAACAAGCTGACTTCCAACTACTGACTGAGAAGTTACTGTAGACCTTTCTAAATTTACATCACTTTCGTCATCATTATCATCTATAACTCTGAACTTTGTCCAAGCAGTTGTATTCCACGTTCCGCTATTAATTGTAGCTTGGAATCTCCAACCAATAACATCTATCCATTTCATTTGTGTTGGAGTAATAGTAGCTCCATTCATACTAACAGGAGTTGATGTCTGAATAGAACCGTTAGCAGGAGATGACTCGTAACCATGATGACGTCTATTTGCTTTACCAACAAATCTACTACCTGGAGTAATACCAATAGTTCCTAAGTTATTACTAAGGCCATAAAAATCAGCCATATCATGAGTTGAGGTAGTGCCGACAGTTAAACCAATTTTATCTCCATACTCATTCATAGATATAGGGTTAGATCCCCCAAACTCCGTTTGAAGTTGTCCAAAACTTATTGTGTTTCCAGCTGATGGTAATGTCATTATTCCATATTCACAACTTTATCAATCGGTATGGTATTCCAATGAGTTTTACCTTTCCAATTACTTAAAGTATGTGCTCCATTAAATGTAGCTTCCCAAAATACTAATTCATCATTTGTATCTGAGGCCGTAAACTGTGTTAAATCTTTTATATCTCCATCAAATAAAGTTCCATTAATTGTTACTTCACTTTCATCTACTTGTTTGTGCAACCATCCAAGACCTGGCATTATTTCATCCATTGGACACGCTGCAAAAAACTCTAGCATATCTGCATCATCAATTTCAGCATATCTATCTGCGCCCGTTGTATCTGTATTTTTACTTACATCATATGTTCCGTATTGCATTTTTAATTTGTTTGGGAATGTTTTATCTTCTA